TTAAATGCCCATGCTAAATCATCATTCATTATACCCATCCTAAGAACGCCAGTGCCCCCACTAGATACACCGCCAACCTGAAATAACATCTTAGATACACCCGCAAAGTCATCAGGACGGACTTTAGCAATAATTGTGATATCTGGATTGGCCGATAAACCAAAACGTGAAGCTATCTCAAGGAAGTCTGAACCAACACCATCCACATATCCACCCGCTAAATCATAAGCAAATTGCGATGTTGGAGTCGCCTGAATGAAATCATTTCCATTGCCTGAGCTATCGTTCCAGCCAGCAACATTTACAGCTGTGGCCCCTTCAACTAATTTTGACGCATCACTAAAATCTAACCAAGCTTCAACGCCTAACTGAATAGGGAGTGCCACCCCCCCGCTTGACCCAAAGCCTGTAACGTTAGCGAAGTAGTATTTCTTAACCACTCCGTTTAACTTATGGGTCAAACTGTCAATAGAACCCTCAGCTGGCCCTTGATTATAGTCAGTCTGAACCCCATCTACATCCATACCTGTGTGAGTTACTACAGTACCTAGAGGGTCAGGGAAGTTATAGTCTGTAGAGACACCATTTATCTTGTGTGTCCCTGTTTGAATAGTTCCACTCATGGTCTATCTACTCCTTTGATTTAGTAACTTTAGTAACCTTAGGTTTAGCCTTGGGTTGTTTAGCCTTAGGTTTTAATGATTCTAGGTGATCCTTATGAGCTTGACCGCCCACAGCTACTACTTTAGTGTCTGAAATTCTTACATACATAATCTATGTTTCCTGTTGAATATTAATGAAAAAACGAAAAAAGGGGGAGGAGCCTCCAATTAAGCCTTGGAAGCTCCCCCCTCTATATATAATTAGTGTGTCTAGTTAGCAGTCGTATCTAGATTCAGCTCAATGAGCATCTCAGGTCGAATGAAGCCATGACCTGCGAAGTAATCCGCAGTGACTAGTTGACCTTTGTAACGGGCCTGATATGGATCAGCCTCGATAATGATGTCAGAAGCTTTAACTGTAGCTACTGATCTCTCACACATAATGACACCAACAGATTTGGTAAAGTCACCTTTGTGGAAGAAGTCTACACCAGCTTGAGCATTAGCCAAACCAGATGTATCTGTAATAGTTAGGTTATTAGTACCCTTGATGGTGATACCATAGACAGGTGGTAACATGCCTTCCTCTAGAGAACCACTTGCGTAATCCTTATTGAAGAGTGAGAAACCATTGGTGTCAACAGCATCTAAGATGTTGAAGTAGATTTCCCAACTTACATATAATACCTTCTTGACATTAGCACCTACATTCTTCTGCTTAAAGATAGCCGCGGCCTCTTTTAGAGCAGCTTTGTATGCTGTAGCTAGTTCAACGTTGTCCTGAGCATTCGCTGGTACAACTGTATCTAGCTTGAATTTGTCATTGGTAATCTGAGTACCAGCAGCGTCATTACCTGTTACGATAGAGCCCGAACGAGCACCTAGCATAGCTTCGATAAGGACATGTCGGTCCATGATGATACCCAAAGTTTCACCCATCTGACGAGCGTACTCTTGACGATCATCGAAGTGTTGCATCCATTTGTCGATCTTAGGTGTGAATCGGTCAACTACCAAGAGGTCGTCAAGACTAATGACTCGCTCTGCGTTGTTACCTGATTGACCTAGGAGCTCGACACCCGGTACGTGGTATGCAGGAGTTAGAGTACCTGTGTATGGGAACTGAAAGGACTTACCTTGACGGAGAGTCTTCTCTAGAGTCATACCACCTGTGGATCTAACTTCTGGTAATTTACCTAGAACTTCACCAGCAAACTTCTTGAGCCACATAGCTCTATTGTCACCAGCACTATTGATTTGACCTGCGCGGTCTACATTATAATCAGCCATTTGCTAATTACTCCTTTAATTGAAACCTGTACTAGTATATGATGGATGATCAAGTCCTTTGTATACTTTCTAGCTTTCTCTGAGATTGTAACTATTATCCATGTTATCCAATGGGATCTCGCTGCCTCAGCAGTGTGATAGTATATTGGGCATATCAATGCATTTTAATCTCTTTACTACTCTTGGTTTAAACTAATAGTTTAACTAAAGGTTAAGGGTTTTCCCTCTATAGGTGGGGTTAGAAGGTCCTCCCACCTAAGGAAGGACCTATCTAGATCTTACATTTGACCTGTAGCTTTCATAAATCTCGCTAGCTTCAGATCGAACTGCTTATCATAAGCACCCTCTTTACCGTAGTCAGGGTGTTTCTGAGCATCCATCCACTCTCTCTCACTCTGGAACGCATCACCTAGGTTATTACTAGGTACATTAGCTCCATCGATAGTGGTGCGTGCAGCCTCTTGGCCTACATCAGCTACGTACATGTTCTTAAGCATGTTGACACCCATAGCTGAAAACTCAGGGTTGTCCAGCTGTGAATTCAGAGAGTCAATCTGAGAGTCTGTCATCTTGGTATTAGCCCAATCAATCATCTTATTGTACTCATCCTGACCCCCAGCTGCCTTGTAGATACCTTCGTCATGAGATGACACCCCATCAGCCTTAGTCTCTAACTGTGACTTCTGGTATGCCTCATAGTTTCGTAGGTCAGCTACATCTATATTAAGGGTTTTACCTAGGGTTGACCACTGGTCATCTGTCAGACTCCCTTCCTTAGCCCACATCTCTGAGTAGTTCTTAACAGCATCAGCCTTGGTACGCTCACCATCATTCTCCTCAGGATCTCCACCCTCAGGTGCTGGTGTTGCTGTCAGTTCTTCAGGCTTATCACCTCCTCCACGCATCTTCTCTAGCTCAGTATAGGCCTTCAGAAGGGCCTCCTGAGGGTTCTCAGCATTAGCGAACTTCTCAGGCATACTCAATGTCGCCTCATTAGGTGACCCCGCATCTTCTACAGACCCAGTGACACTAATACGACCTACACCATCCTCACTAGTAACTACAGCCTCTGCGGGTCTACCACCTTCATCAGGTGCAGTGATCGCTTCTTCTGAGGTGACTACTAATGTTTCATTCTGTTGATTTACTTCTGACATTTATACTTCCTTATTCTTATTAGTATTATTATTGTGGTTGTTGCGCCTGTTGCATAGCACCTGATACAGCCTGCATAGCATTAGCTGTAGCATCTGGATTCTCTATGGCACCCTTAGCTACTACTGGTGCAGCACCTTTAACCGCGTCACCCATCATACCTCTAGCCATCTCTTGGCTTTGAGCCTGCTGAGTTGCTTGAGCTTCAGCTGCTTTCTGCTCTTCAGTCTTAAGTACATCATTACCATCTAAACCGACAGCGTTGAATACAAACTGAGTAACCTTCTGCATATCTAGATCAGTCATAATCTGTGCTGCTGGAGCTATTTGTGTCATAGCTGATACAGCTCTCATGAACTTATCTAAGTCGGTACCTCGGCCTAACCCTTCGAGACCTACGATTACCTTAGGTTCAATGTCAGCACTCTCTACTTTAGGTAGAGCTTTACTCTTCTGTAGCCTATCGATCTCTCTAAGGAGTATAGGTTGTTGGAAGGTAACAGCTAGTAGACTGTAGGCTCCACCCAGAGCTGTCTCTAGTTCACTGGCTTGGAGACGAATCTCTTCAGCTGTGACTCGTTCAGCATCTCGTGTCTGTGTGAGTAAGAAGGCTCTAGATAATGATTCAGTCAGATTTGACACAGTACTCTGAGCCACCTGCATATCATTATACTTACCTATCTCAGGGAATATCAGATCTTCAGGATCACCTGTGACAAACCCACCGTTCTGAACCTTAACTAGGTCCTGAGGCTGCATCATACTGTTAGGCCTGAGGATACCAAAGGTCTTACTGGTGATAGCTGAGTGCTCTAGAATGGCCTTAGACAGCCCTTCAAGGGACCTAAAGTCACCTTCATACTCTTCTACATAGGAACGACCGTAGTCTTCCCCTGAGAGGGCATTCCAGCGCAATGGTAGCCACGCATTAGCTTTCTTAGGGTATGTAGCTTCCGTACCTTCTAACTTCATACCATGAATATACTTAGCTTCGTGGTACTTATCGTCTTCTAGGTGAATTCTGGTGTACATCTCAAATTTCTTAGCCTTAGCTGTAGAGCCAGCTTCGGTGTTCTCGTCACCCTCAGCTAGTTTATCCATAGCCTCTAACTGCTTAACCCAGTCTTTGTCTAACTCTTCTTTGGATATATGCTCCTTGAGTATAATCTCTAGGTCTTCACCCCGTACAGATCTCTTACATACATATTGATCCATGCGATAGCCTACAGGTTCACCCTCTTTAGGGATGTATAGTAGGTGATTACCAACGACAACCAGAGCTCTAATAGCCTCGAATATCTTGGTTCTGAAAGCGTTAACTTCCATGTCACTCTGGATGATCGCTTCCATCTCTAGTAACTTAGACTCTACCTCACCTTTAATACCATCTTCACCAGCTTCTTGCATCTGCTGTAGGAAGGCTTCTGGTACCTCTAGCTTAAAGAATGGGCTAGATATGGGGAATAGAGTTAATAGTAGTTTATTTGATAAATTGTTTACTGTACGAGCACCTACCGATTGATAGGGTGTCGCCAGTACTTCTGTCTCTTGGGCTGAGTTATGAGGAAAGATACTCGGTATAGTTAGACCTGCTAACAACCGAGCCCTCTCTAGAACCATTTGTCGAGCTGAGTGTAACTCTCTGTAGCGTCCTGCTACATCCACCGCTTCGATACTGGTCTCTTCAGCCACGCTATTGGAAACAGATAGATTTTTTCCATCTTCAGCTGGCATAATATTAATACTTCCTTTATAAGGTTCTTAACTACC